CCGGCTTCACGTTCTATTTCATTCACGATGTCGGAGACTGCTGCCGGCTTCATTCTTGACAATAGCGTTTTTGGTGTGCTCGACACCAGCGCCTTGGCGTTCTAGAAAGGAACACAAATGGCATATCCATTCGCTGCCGCTGAAGTTTTAACAGCGGCAAACCTGAACGCCATGATTGGCGCACCGACACAGAACAATCAAACGGGCACGACCTACACTCTGGCATTGTTAGATGCCGGCAAGACGGTCACTTTCAGCAACGCCTCACCTGTTGCGGTGACGGTGCCGTTGCAATCATCTGTGACTTGGATCGCAAACACTCAAATCAACTTGCTCAACATTGGCGCTGGCCTAGTCACCATTGCTGGCGCCGGTGGCGTCACAATCAACGGCACACCTTTGACCCTTGCGACATCCAAGGGGGGAAGTCTTATTCGCACAGCGTCGAATACTTGGACGTTCGTCCCTTTAGGTTCGGGCGCTAGTGTTGCTGGCGCCGCAATTAGCGACACACCAACAGGCAACTACACCGACGGCGGCGTGACGTATGACTATTGGACGTACAATTCAAGCGGCACATTAAACGTCACCACTGCCGGTTTTGCCGATGTGTTAGTCATTGGCGGTGGCGCTGGCGGATCAAACCTTGGCGGCGGCGGCGGTGCCGGTGGCTATCTAACTGCAAGTTCGGTTTATTTAAATTCTGGATCGCAAACCATTGTTGTTGGAGCTGGCGGAGTCGGTGCAACTGCTGGAACGTTTGGAACTGGCAACAACGGAATTGCATCACGTTGTGGAACTTTTTATGGTGTGGGCGGTGGCGGTGGTGTTAGTGAACTTGCTGGTGGTGGATTAAGTCGAAACGGATTGAACGGTGGATCAGGCGGCGGCGGCGGTGCTGGTGCTACCGGAACGGCTGGTACAGGCGGGTCAAACGTTTCCGACCAAGGCAACAACGGTGGGAATGGTTTTACTGACTTCAGCCAAGCGGGCGGCGGCGGCGGCGGCGCCGGTGCTGTTGGTGCAAATGCTGCTGCAAACTTACCCGGCAACGGCGGCGCTGGTGCTTCATCATCAATAACGGGGTCGGCAGTTACCCGCGCCGGCGGCGGCGGTGGTGGAAGTCGTGGTGGTACTGCCTCTACTGGCGGAAGTGGTGGCGGTGGGGCCGGAACGGTCAACAACACCACAGGAACTGCTGGCACCGCAAACACGGGCGGTGGCGGTGGCGGTGGCGGATTTAACACCAACCCCGGTGCAACAGGCGGCAACGGCGGCAGCGGTGTTGTCATTGTGCGCGTTGCGCGTCCCTACACTGCCATTGACGGTGCAGCTTCACTTGGTGGAACAGCCACGGGAACATACACAAGTGGCGGCGCATCTTATGCCTACTACACGTTCAATTCATCGTCAACATTAACGGTGAACGTGGCCGGATTTGTTGACGTGTTAGTAGTTGCGGCAGGCGCAGGCGGCGGCGGTGGCAATCGTGGCGGTGGCGGTGGGGCAGGTCAAGCCTTAGTTTTCAACAGTTTGTATCTATCTGCTGCAACTCACACAGTCACTATTGGCGCCGGTGGAACTGGTGGAAGTACCAACAACGTTGGACTTTCTGGGTCGGGTTCTCGTTTAGGTTCTTTAGAATCTTGCGGTGGTGGTGGTGGCGGTTCTAATTACGGAACAGCAGGCACCATCGTTGCAATGGTTACAAGGGGCAGGGATGGCGGTAACGGTGGCGGTGGCGGTGGTGAGGGTTCTGATAATGGTGGCTCAGCGTTAGTTACTTCTGGTTTTGCTGGTGGAGCTGTTGCTGCAATTCAAGGTTCCGGCGGTGGCGGTGGCGGAGCAGGCGCTGTTGGTAGCGCCGGTTCAGGAACAGCCGGTGGTGCTGGCGGCGCTGGAATTTCATCATCTTTAACTGGTTCTTCAGTTAGTTATGCCGGTGGCGGTGGTGGCGCGGGTGTTACGACAACTGGTTCTGCTGGTGCTGGCGGGGCTGGTGGCGGTGGCGCTGGAAATGTAACTAGCAGCGGAACTGCTGGAACAGTAAATACTGGCGGTGGTGGCGGTGGTGCTGTTACCACAGGCGGCGCCGGCGGTAGCGGTGTTGTCATCGTTCGCGTTCGCACAGCGTAATCAATCAACGATCAGATAAGGGAAAATCATGGCACATTTTGCACGGGTAGAAGATGGCGTTGTTCGTGAAGTAATTGTTGTCGCTGACAGCGACTGTGGCGGCGGTGAATATCCTGAGGCTGAATCGGCAGGGCAGGCGTTCATTGCCGGCATCGGGTTGGCAGGTGAATGGCGCCAGACAAGTTACAACAACAACTTCAGATCAACCTATGCGGGAATCGGTTACACCTTTGATGCTGACCTCGATGTGTTCGTTGCCCCTGTCGCTGAGGTGACTGAGGACGAGCCAGAGGCATGACCGCCGGCGAGATCATCAGCCTAGTTGCCGTTTCGTTGTCCATCGTGACAGCGGTGCTGGGTGGGCTGATGTGGGTGATTAAGGCGCAGGTGACATCAATGCGAAAAGACTTGCAACCTAACGGCGGCAACTCGACAAAGGATCAACTGAACCGAATCGAGCGCGATGTCATTGAAGTCAGGCACAAAGTGGACGATCACATCACTTGGCATTTGAAGGATTGAGGAAGGCATCATGTTCAGCAAACTATTCGCAAAGACAGCGGCAGAACGCGCAATCCGCACGGCAGCGCAGGCGTTGTTGGCATTGTGGGCAACGGATGTTGCCGGAGTGTTGGCAGTTGATTGGGTGCAGGCCGCAAGCGTTGCAACTCTGGCAGCGCTCACATCAATCCTGATGAGCATTGTTGCCACCGGCGTTGCTGACAAAGGCACCGCATCATTCGTGAAGGAAGATGCCTGATGGCGAAGTTAGTGAAGGCCGGCGTTACCTTGCGCGATCAGGTGGATGCAAAGTTCATTAACCGGGACAAGAGCAGCGATGGCTGGATCGGTAATAGTGAGCATGCAGCCCGTGCCAGTTTCCACAATCCCGACAAACGAGGCTGGGTGTTCGCCCTGGACATCGATGAAAACTTTGGCGTGGGCAAGTGGCGCAATGGTGGGACTGCGAAACGTTTCGCCAATGAGTTGATTGCATACAGCCGCAGCACGTTGCCCGGCCATGACCGCGTTCTCCATGTTGTCTATGAGGATCAAGTGGCCAGCGGAACTTACAAGGCTAAAGCATCGTTTTGGAAGTTTCGCGGTCGCGGGTATTCGCACTTTCAACACATCCACATTACCTTCACCGAGGCTGCGGTCAAAAACGGCGCGCTGTTTCCGCTGCCCTGTTTAGCATTGAGCGCGCAGGCAAAGAAAGATTGGACAGCAAGGCTTGCCCCGTGGCTCTAGGTGACAAGTTCACCCAAGCGAAAACAAGTCGCAAAGGCCCGCCGTGCAGTGTCGGTGTGCTGTTGTCATCAATGACCAAGGATGATCGTGAAGCCTTAATTGCTGCCTTGGCTGATCCATCCATTGAGTCGCGCACAATCTGGCGAGTCTTAATTGATGAAGGCCATGAAATAAGTGACACACCAATTGGACGCCATCGGAATGGGGTATGCCAATGCTCACGACAAGACTTGCCGAGTTAAGCAAGAAACCGAAAATACTCTGTGTTGACATTGAGACAAGTCCCGCCGTCGTTTTCAGTTGGGGTCTTTTCGGACAAGATCACAGCATCAATCAAATCATCGAGCCGTCACGGGTATTGTGTTTCGCTGCCAAATGGTTAGACAAGAAACAGGTTGAGTTTTATTCGGAGTTTCACAGCAGCCACGACGACATGATCAAACAGGCGTGGCGCTTGCTGAATGAGGCTGACATCATCACGTCCTACAACGGCATGTCATTTGACTGGAAACATTTGAACCGTGAATTCCTACTTGCCGGCCTTGGCCCTGTCTCACCCTTTGTTGACATTGACCTGCTGCGAATCAATCGCGCCAACTTCAAATTCTTGAGCAATAAACTTGGTTACGTCACCCAAGCTGTCGGGCTGCCCACGAAGTTGGAAACTGGCGGCATGGAGTTATGGAAGCAAGTGCTGGCGAATGACCCGGCGGCGTGGGCAAAGTTTCGACGTTACAACATCCGAGATGTTGTCGTGACCGAACGACTGTATGTGTTGCTGTCTCAGGGCGGTTGGATCAAAGGCGTTCACGCCGGCCTGTTCAGCGGTGACATGTCAACGTGTCACGCGTGTGGTAGCTCTGACCTGACCCCGGTGGGTGTCATGTATTCCAGGGCATCGGCGTGGCCAAAGGCGCTGTGTGTCTGTGGCGTGTTCAACAAAGTTTTGAGCAACGGGCAAACGCGACCGGCATGACAACACCGCCGGCGCTTCCCTTCACCGGCGGTGCTGAGTCTGACTATATTTCGTTAGTTTCCACAAGGTCAACCACGGCGGTGCGCCGCTTGTCGTCCATGCCTTTGATCACCCGCGCCACTGTTTGCCGGTGCCACTTCACTGCCGTGGCGATCTGGCGCTGCGTTGCCCCATTGTTGTGGGCGGCGCGGATCAGGGCGGCGGTTTCGTTGAAGCGTTTACGTTCGTTGGCTTTGGCTAAGGCGTAGGCGTTGCCTTGGCATTGCAAGGCCAATAGATCGCCAAGTGATGCGGTCATTGTTGTGTCCTCTCCAATAGTTGTGTGATTGCTGCGTGTGCCTGTTGTGGCACAACACCGTTGCCCAACATCTTTAGTTCCTTGGCTGCGCTTAGCCCGTGACCTGTCACCCAACCATCAGGCAAACCCATCATCCATTCAACAAAGCGCGGGTTGAGGCGGCGCTTGTCGCTGCGCATCACAACAGGGTCAGGGGCGTTGCGCTCTAAAACAGACTCCCATCGTCTGATTGCTGGGGCGTACTTTCCCCATTCTGTTCTTGACCCGTCACCGCTTCCAGCACTGATTTCCCGTAACCCACTGTCGTGCTTGCTGGCTCTTGCGCCCTTAGTGTCGGCAGCATCGCAATTTCTCTGGGGAGTTGTGCGCCGCCCTGCCAATTTTTCTTCGTAATCCTTGGCGGCAGGCTCTCGTCTTTGTAGTCCCTTGCTTTCGGCGTCGGCAGCATCTTGCCCGTTTTGCTCCAGTCGTACTGATCTGGCATCAAAGCCATTCCCAAGTTCGGGCCGTAGCCCGTCAAGTTCTGCTGGTTCTCGTTGTTCGTTGCTTTCGGTGTCGGCAGAACAATCACTTCCTGATAAAGGCTTGGTGCAAAGTCTTTCCTGTGGGTCGCATCCGATCTCGTTGTCGGCGTCGGCAGCATCGTCAACGCTTCCTGCTCCAAACTCTTGCCGTGCGGTGCTGGTCTCCCATCCGCTGACTTCTGCTTGGCTGCCCATTCGTTCCAAGCGTCGGGATCTTTCCCTGATCCCATGTCGTTCACAGCTGGCGTCGGCAGCAGGTGCGCCAATGCGCTGTTGATCGAGTCCGTAGCCTCTGGTCGGTGTTTCTTTATCTCTACCGTTGTGTCCTTGTGATCTCTCGCTGTTGGTGTGGGCAATGATGAAGATGCGTTCTCTACGGTGAGGAGCGCCAACATCGGACGCTCTAAAAGTTCCCCATTCACAAGACCACCCGATTTCGGCAAGGTCAGCGAGGACATCGGCAAAGCCCAAAGTGAGGTGGCCGCTGACGTTCTCCAAGATCGCGTATCGGGGTCGTATTGCGCGAATGGCATCGAGGACGTTTGGCCATAAGTGTCTGACATCGTTTTTTCCTTTTCTGTTACCAGCGTGGCTAAATGGTTGGCATGGATAACCGCCAGTGATCACGTCAACTGGTTCGACTTCCGACCAGTCAATCTTTGTGATGTCTCCAAGGTTGGGAACGTTGGGATAATGGTATGCGAGGACTTGGCAGGCTGCTGGTTCGATCTCTGCGTACCACGCAAGGTCACCACCTACGGCGATGTCTAATCCGCCGTAGCCCGTGAATAATGAACCAACTTTCATGGTCATACCGCCACCTCGTTGCAGTAAGTGCAGCGGCCAAGGTCGTCGGCGATGCAAGTCAGCTCGCGCTTGAGACAAGTTATCACGACCACGCGACCACCAACGGCGTTGCGCATATCCATCTCCATGACGTGCCAAGTGGCGCTCATGCTTGTGTCTTAACTGGCATTGTCATGTTTGCGTTGTACACGTCCACCTTGTGTGCATGTGGTGCAGTCACAAAAGCCGCGGCGGCTTTGGCTTCAGCGATTCCCCCGCGAACTGAGATTACGTTGGGGTAGCCGCCAGCTTCAGTGGCTCGCCTTGTTGCCCATGCAGCCGAGCGTCCTTGCCAAACAATTTCGTGTGTGTGGATGTTGATTACTGTGCGAAGGTTGCTGTTCATTTCGTTCCCCTTTTGTCGGTAACCTTGTGGCTACAAATAGAACAATACACTATCTGGCACACAATGCGACACTATTCCCCCAATGTTATCAAATTGTTATGAAGGGCAGCCTGTGCGCGACATCTACGACCAAGCCCGGCACCTCACCAGCACCGACAGGCAAGCCCAATATGGCGCTCCAGAGGACAATTTAGGGCGCATAGCGGCACTTTGGTCGGCATACCTTGGCAAAGACCTAGGCGCCCACGATGTCGCCGTGATGATGGCCTTGGTCAAGATTGGCCGCATAGGTTCAGGCGTGATCGTGCGTGACAACTACATTGACGCCGTGGCCTACATTGGCCTAGCAGATCAGTTGGCGCCGTGAAAATCAACGTGACTGTTGGTGAGGTCTGCATTAAATCTAAAGGCGTTGACCTGACCGTCCGCCAGATCAAAGAATTAACCCGACTTGCGGCATCCATCGCCCTAGCATTGCCAACGCCAACTATTGAAATGACACAAGAGCCACAGTCGGCGCCGATGGGATTCACAGCTCATTTAGAGCTGGCAAGTGAGATGCCAACAGAGGACTATTTCACAGATGATGACGAATAAATAAAGACTTCCGGTTCCTCTCGCCGGTGACGCAACGCCCCCCGTTTGACCCACAAGGTCGGCGGGGGGCGTTTTTGCGTTTGCGGCGTGGCGCTATTGACAGACCACCGTCCCGGCGTGTAGTCATGACCCTAACGAAAACGAAAGGGGACACAATGTCCGAGTTCATTGGCACCACCTTGTTAGTAATCAGCATTGCAGCTGCGGCATATTGGTTGGGAAAATCAAGCAACAAAGGTGAAATCAGATTCTGGAGACAACGCGCAATCAGCGCAAGAAAGATCGCCGACGACATGGGCAGGGCGGCGATGGATAATTACATTGACCTTGCTGTTGCTGAACTTAGGTCAGGCAAATGATGTTGGCAACCGTCGCGTTGACGGCGGTGCTGGCATTGCCAGTGGGAACACCTGCACACATTCTTGACCCGGTTGTCAGCGGCGCTTATCAGCACGATGGCACAAGTCATTACGTTGGTGAACACTACGTCAAAGCCCACGAACGCATACGACAGTGCATCACTTACCACGAGAGTCGTGACGCCTACAACGCCAACACCGGGACGGGCAAGTTTCGTGGCGCGTACCAGTTGAGTCGTGACATGGGCGTTGGCGCTGGATGGATGATCCAACGCGACCTGCGCAAGACCATGAGCGCCAAGTTAGCCAAACAGATTGGTGAAACCCTGCGCGAAACCGTGGTGAATAAATGGCATCCATATTACCAAGACTATGCGTTCTGGTTGGTGTGGGATAAAGGCAATGGCAAAAGTCATTGGAACTCAGTGAGGTGGTGTTTCGCATGACCAACGTTTCATTAGTTCAACGATGCATGTTGCAGGCAGAGTTTGAACAACTGCAAGGCGAACCACACTTGGCGGAACT